ACTTCTGGTCGTTTTTAATAAACTCTAATTCTCTAGTGTCGGTGTCTAAAATCCAAAAACCTTTAGGTTCATTCACATCTGAAAATGTAATCTGATAAGGTGCACCCAAATATATTATTTTACCTTTTTATTGTTTACAATGAAAATGACCGCTTAAAACTTGTTCAAATCTGCTAAAATTCTTGGGACTCATTCCACCGTCGTATTTGATACCACGAAGCACCTCATATCCATCCAACTCAAGATGTCCAATCAACCACTGTGCACTGGTTGAATTAACAAAGTCCATACTATTTTTATAATTTTCGTTGTTTATCCACGGTAACAATGCTATTTCCATACCATCAAATTCTAAAGCAACTGGATTTTCATAAAGTTTGAAATTATCGTATCTGTCTGAAAACAACTCTTTTATAGAATTCAAATCATTAGTATTTTTGTAGTAGGTGTCATGATTACCTAATATACAGTGGACTTCAACATTCATGTCTTTTAAAGGTTGCATAAATTTATTTCTAACTTTTGAAAGAGTGTTGAAGTTAATGTATTTTCTTCTATCTAATAAATCTCCCGCATGAATTACAGTAGTTATGTCATATTTTTTCAGGGTAGGAAAGAAAATATCTTCAAAAAACGATGTAAAATTATCTAAAAACAGTTGATTATCGTTACGGGCCCCAAAATGGGTGTCAGTGACTAAAGCAATTTTCATATTTTAAAATATCCTTATTAACTAGCAAAATCATCTAAAGTGCCACCTTTGTTATTAGTCTTCTTCTTTGTGACTTTCTTCTTACTAGAGGTAGTTTTCTTTTTGGCTTTCTTTTTGGCTTTCTTTTTAGTTTTTGGTGAAAATTTATCTATGTCGTTTTCAGTAACACCAAACACTTTTTGGGGACTCAACCTCTCATGTGGGTCTTTGTCATTCCACCCCATGTAGTTGTGCATCTCGTCCGATTGTTCTACTAACTTATATTTAATGTACATTTGCTTCTTTTCTTTTTGTATCCTTCTTAAAAAGGCATAATACATCATCTGGGTAAAATATGCAAAGGGATTTTTACCTTCTTTTTTAAAATTGTGTGCATAGAGTATACAATTTTCAATAGCATCACCAACCATTTCTTCTCTAAAATCGTAGTTAATAAAACATGCCCTCCTTGATAAACCTTCAGACATTTTTAGAAAACATTCACCTATGTAGTTGGGAATAGGTGGTCTAGGTTCACCACATTCATCTGCTTCAACAACTTTATCTTTCCATACACATAGGGCCGCATGAAATTCTTGGTTGTCAACATAATGTGCAGGATTTTTCTTTTTCTTGCTAGTAGTTGTCTTTTTCTTTTTACTCATTGCTTCTCCTTTTATGTACTTATTGTACCTCAACGGACCCTAGTTGTCAATACTTGACAAATTTTGGAAACAATGAATAAATACTGGTGTAGTTTTGTGAAAAAAGTTTAAGACTTAAAATTCGTCTTCTTCGTTGCGAAAATAATCTTCGAGATAGGGCGACCAATCACTCAATTCATTACCATAATCATTTCTACCTTTGTCGATATCGATATCAGACCAATCTTCATCGTTGGAGTTTTCTTCATGTTTAATCATGAAATTTTGAATATTACCATTAACTATGTCGTTTACAATGTCTGAAATGTCAGACTGGTACTGGGAATCATATGATTCGTTGTTTTCATCAGAAAGAAGAGATTTTAACTCATCAAGTCCAGTGTCTTCTCTTTCTTTTTGTGTATTATAGGCATTTGTAACTAACTCATCTGGGTCATATATTGTAAGTACGTGTTCTTTAGGTATACCTACCACGTTACTTTTAGAGAATTCTATCCAGTTTACTAATACAAGGAATTCCCTCTTGATAGCAAATTGGGAATTAATGGATTGAGTACCGATTATTTCTTCAATAACCATAGGTCTTTCTAAAAATAGTTTACTTTTGTTCGAACCTGTAATTTTAGCAATAAGTTTGTCACCATTTACCAGTCTTACAATTCTATAACTTCTGTTTTCAGACATTGGTTAAGAGCCTCCTGTTTAGACACTTCTACTTAATATTTATAAAGGCCTTTTTTATAGAAAAATTTTCGGAATCGTATATTTTTAATCTTTCTTCATAGTGTCGGTAAGTGTGGTTTTTATATTTTTTCCATCGTATGTCATCTGAGATATCGTATAGCCGTGCTTTTTCTTTATGTTCAGACTTCCGAAGTTGCCTACCAATTGATTGTAGTACACGGATTCTTGATTTTGAGGGGGAGGCAAACACGATGTTGTGTAGTTTCCTAATAGAGATACCTGTTGAAAAAGTTCCATATGATGCGACGATGATTGCATTGTTTTCTTCCTCTACAATTTTGCGTATGTCTTCTCGTATTTCTGTGGGGGTGTTGCCATATACGAAAAATATTTTTCGGTTGTTTACTTGATTCTGAATCGATTCGAATAACGGTCTACCATGTTTCTGAACATATTGAAATAATACTAGAGTATTCCCTTTAAGAGAAGTAGTTAATTTTGTAATAAATGCGTTTCTTTTTTTACAGTCTAAAAGTGCATCCATTTCTTCTTGATAGGTTACTCGCTTATATTTTTTTCTAAAATCCTCTGGGTGTTTTAGTAGAACACAATTAATCTCAAAATCTGATAGTATGTTTTTTTGAATTAAATTTTCTGTTGATGTTACCTTATATACTGGTCCAAACAACCCCTCAATTACTAATCTATGGACTTTAGTTCCATCTAAAGTACCAGTAGTACCGAATCGGTACGGACAGTTTGTCATTTTAGACATTATTGATGTTAAAGATTTGGATTTAAATAAATGACACTCGTCACCAAAAACTGCATTGTATTGAGAAAAATACTTTTTGTCTAATTTATAAATTGATTGCCACGTTGAAATAATTACTCGTCTTTCTGGGTGGGTTTTATCTCTCCCCGCCATTACCATATGACAGTTGTTTTTGACATCCCATCCGTTTTTTTCTGAGTATTCTTCAAAGTCTGAATACATTTGAGAAACAAGAGATGTTGTGGGTACAATAATAAGGACTTTTTTGTTTTCTGGGATATTATCTAGATAATAACGCATCAACGAATAGATAATTAAACTTTTCCCAGAACCAGTTGGTGATAATAGAGAACAACGGTTTGTATTAATTGCATGTTGAATCGCATCAATTTGATGGTCGTGTGCTTTTATTGGTTTACCTAATGCATTCGGTTTTAAATGATTATCTATATAGGAACGTATTGTTTCAAATTTAGCATTTCTTTTAGATTCTGTTTGTATAAAATCGTCAAACTCATACCCTCTATCATCACAAAATCTCTTTAGGTAATTACGCAAACCGACATACAACTCTTGTGTATGGATATTGAATAGTTTTATTTTCCCATCCCATTTTCTGCTCCTGTATGCCGGCATATATTCAGCACCAGGCACTGTAAATGTGAAAAATTGAGATAATTCTTTAATAATACTTCTTTCTTCACATTCTACCTTAAATGTTACATCGTCTTTTTTAATGATTTTTATCATTGTTAGAAACCACCTGAGGTAAACTTTCTCCACTCGATAGCATTTCTAATTTTCCAATGTCTTGTGTTTAATTCTTTAAGAGTTTCTTCTAAAAATTCTAATATCACCTCATGGTAAGCAATTCTGTCCCTTATAATAGACAACCCTGTGTCAGATTCTAGATATATGTTAATATCTTTTTTAAGAACGTTAAGTTGGAAGGGCTCCCACTCTAGGTTATCCATTTCTTCCTTGCTCATTTTACCAGTGTAATATTCCCACTTAAGACGATACAAATTGTTCTTCTCTGAAACTAACTTTCTTAAAATCAATTTTTCGTCTTGTAGCAGATTTAGGTATTTGTTATGTAATTGAGGTAACTTTAGTGACTCTATATCAAGTTCAGTGCCGTCCACAATAGAATCTTTCTCAACCATTTTTTTCAATTTATCAAAATCCATACACACTCTCCATAATATTTCTAGGATTTTTATTATATCATAATGGCTGGACTAAATCAATATTGTTAGAATTTCTTAACTGAAAAAGAATTGTAAGAAAATGTTATATCAAAACTAAGATTTTCAAGGTCTGTAACAGCACTATCAAAATTAATTTCACCCAGTGAGGACGGCCAGCATTGTTTGAAAGTAAATTCCACATTAGCATTCATACCATTAGTCAACACCAACAGCCTGAGGTCACATCTATGGTCTTCGTCATCAATTATTTCTAGGTCGTTATCGAATTTTGATATATCCCTCATCCAGTCGTGCATACCTCTCCAAGTTTCCATATTTTCATCTACTAGTACACGTGCAGTAAGGGCACCATATGCTACGTTACCCCCTATTTCTTTGTGTATTGCCATAGTTGTGGTGAAAGGTATTTCTTCGATTTCAAGACTTGGGATATTTACTGCTTGACAGAAATAAGTAACAGCAGGTACTCTGCTAACATAAAACCTAAAAGCAGTTGGATGAAGAAAACTACTGTTGCTAGGTTGTCTTAAGTTTATATCAGCAGGTAAAGTTGGTGGAACGCCCGGCAAATCACCTGCAGTTATTCCTGCAGTTATCGCCATATTACTTTAGACCTAAAAACCCTTCTGCACTAGTACCAGTTGCTCTAATTCTGGAAATTCCAATCGGATAGACAATACCGGCCGTCAGGTTTATTTTACAGTTTGTCCCACCGTTACCATTGTGCATGGGGTCAATATAGGCGGTGCCACCAGTATTAACTATAAAACCTTTATACCCATATTCACCATCAGTGTCGTGCGGGGTTATTGTTTCTACTCTACTATACATGTCATATGCCATTTTTATGAACTCCTATCATATATTTACTAAAAACTGCTACTATGTATTTATACAAAAAAGGGGTGTTCCAAAAAGAACACCCCAATTTTGAATTTAATAACTATTAACCAGAATCAAGCAGTTAGACCACCGTGTA